ATCGTAGGTGAAAACGATTGCGTTGCAGGTAACGGCAAAACAATTCATGTTAAAGATTAATCAAGGAGAATGAAATGAAAACATACGAAGTGGAACTACAAAGGACAACCTATGTCACTGTGACTGTGGAAGCCGAGAACGAAGACGAAGCCGAGGCATTAGCTTTTAAGCGTATCAAAGCAGATGTAGTGGACATGGACGATTCGCATTGGTTTGTTGAATCGGTGGAACAAATTTTTAATTAACTGGAGAATGAAATGAGTATTAGTGCATCAGCAGTATTAGTAGAGTTGAACATCAGCGTTTGGCCCGCCGCAAAAATTGATCGTGAAATCACGAGCCAAGTCAATGCAAGCGCATCAGCACACAAGGATGCGTCGCAGACCAAGAAGAATCTGTTTGCGGGTACAAGCCTACGAGCAGACATTGAGAAGTTCGCCGCAAGGGTTCGTCTCTACAACAACCAACACACCTTACCTTGGGCTGACAAGGGTGAGCGCATGTTGCCGACCAAGTTGTTCATGGACTACAAGCAGACCATGAATGGATACGAGCGTACGTTCAACATGTTGTGCGATAACTTCTTTGACGAGTACGAGAGGTTGGTTGACGAAGCTAAGGTCAACTTGGGTTCTATGTACAAAGCAGAGGACTACCCTGACCTAACAAATGTTAGGACTAAGTTCAGCTTTAGACGTAGCGTGAAACCTTTGCCCGAGGCGGGCGACTTTCGCTTAGACATTCCCGCGCATGACTTAGAGGAGATGCGATCAGCATACGAGGTGCAGTATTCGGAGAAGCTGGCCGATGCGATGCGCACACCATGGGAACGCCTGCACGAAGTTCTCTTGGGTATGTCCAAGAAGTTGGAAGACGTAGGTGACGGGAAGAAGCGTTTCCACGACTCATTGATTACCAACCCATTGGAGTTGTGTGAGTTGTTGACGAAGCTGAACGTGACTAACGACCCCAAGTTGGAGGATGCACGTAGGCAAGTAGAGCTAGCTATGCTTGGTGCTGACATTGAAGAGGTCAAGGATAGCCCGTTGGTTCGTGAGAATCTAAAGTCCAAGGTGGATGCTATTCTTGGTAAGTTCGAGTGGTAAGTTATAACATTTGTTAGGAGTAACTGAATATGAGTATGAATACATTGAGTTTGAGTAACGTAGTTGTTGGTGAAGACTTGCAGAAGTCTCTTGATAAGGAGGGGCTAAAATTATCAGGCGTGTATGCGATGCTTGACCCTGTGGTTAGCCGACTGGCTTCATTGAATCCATTGTGGACTTTCGTTATCAATAACAGCGGTTTGGGTACAGGTAGCAACCGAGTGGCTTGTGGGTTCTCGGTCAAGCTAGATGGTGAAGAGCTAGGCACTATTGGGTTGAGTTACATGGGTCAACGCGGGAAGGTTATCGCTATTGCCAACGATCGTATTGGTAAGGGTAGACAACGATCGGACTCGTATCGTACTGTGGATGCAGACAAAGCTATCCTCATGGCGAAGAAGATGTTTAGCAAGATGAACCCATCCGAGCGTATCAGTAAGGCTAAAGAAGCGGCAGAACGTGTAGTGACTCGAGCATCGTGGAACAAAGAGCGAGAGCGTACTCAACATCAAAGCGTGTTGAAAGCTGAGATGTTGGCGTGGGTTGAGAACAACGGCTATCAAACATTTATGGAGTTCATTGAGAAGGAAGCCTTACTCGCTACCAAGAAGAAAGTTTTGCATGCCGAAGAGAAAATAGAGTTACTCGATACCGAGATGAGGACTATCGAGCGAGTGCAAGAGGAGTTTACTAAGAGTAAGACTGCGCTAGTAGTCAAAGACTTGGGTAAATACCTAGTCAAAATAGGTGACAACGTGGAACTATACGATGATAATACGCTCCCCGTGGATATGCGTATGAAGTTGGGTATGTTGAAATTGGTAAACGATGAGCAGTACATCACCGATATAGGTTGCAAGGTATCGAGTGAGATATTTGTGTTGTTGGTTGATCTAACAAATGTTAGCGAAGGAGTATGAAATGAATGAAGAAATTAAATATAGCTCAAAGGCTATCCCCCTGCGGGGGCATAACGACCCCAAGTTCAAGTGGGTAAATGCCGCCAATACCGATATACGCAGAACATGGCGTAAGGCTCGCTTGCTTATACGAATTACCAAAGGGGCAGCGTATGAAAGCCGTACTTGAGTTCACGTACCCACAAGATGAGGGCAAGCTCAAGCATGCGCTAAGAGGTGAAGAGTATTACTTAGCGTTGGTTGATGTTGATCGGATGCTATCAAGTGGGCAAGTGGATAGGAACTGTGACGAAGCAGTACATCGAATACGAATATTTTTAGATGAGGTACTAGCGGAATGAATGGGTTTGTAAACCGGCAACTTGAGCTTGGAAGTAGGCAACCCGTACACAAGTACAAGCTATGCAACAAATGCGAAGAGTTAAAGCCCCCCGAGGGGGGAATCGAATTGTCCCCAAGCAGATGGTCATGTGCTAGATGTTGGGCTAACAGAGTAACTGCAAGGAGTTTATTAAATGCCAAGACCTAAACCGCCTGAGAAACTAATAGGTAGACAGGTACGAATGTCGGACAGGCATTGGTTAATACTAAACCAGCTCGGTGGTGCGCAATGGCTACGTGAGTTATTGGATAAGAAAGCACCAATGCCTAAGAAATATTACGAGGGATTATTAAATGACAACAGGAATTGAAGAGTTAAAGTTAGAGAAGAAACGCAGGGGGCGGGGGGTTGGTAAGAAACCCTCGCTGTTCTGTACGAGCTTGCGTCTACCAAAGGATGTGATGGATTACTTCAACACAAACTATGCGTATACAAAGCAAGCCAAAATGAGAGAAGTTCTTACCGAGTACGTTAACAATCAAACAGGAAATAAATCATGATCGAATTAGCAACAATACCAAAAATAACCAAGTCAGCACAAATCCGTAACTACGTTGCATCTAACCCAAAGGCTAAGTCAGTAGACGTAGCTAAGGCAATAGGCGTAACCCCTGCTTATGTATCCACAGTATTGTGGAACGCAAAGAAGAAAGCCAAGGTAGCGAAGAAGGCAAAGAAAGTTAAGCCTAAGTGGGAGCAGTTGGGTTTGTTTAGCTCAGACAAATCCCTAGGGCAACTTGCGTATGAAGCGGGTGTAGCAAGAGCGAAGATACGTATGGAAGGCGATCGCCAGATTGAAATGTTTGAGCCAAAACCCGACCCGGTCAACAACCCTGCTCATTACACAGTAGGTGGAATTGAGACGATCGACTTCATCGAGGCTAAGAAGCTCGGGTACAACCTTGGCAACGTGGTGAAGTACATCACACGTGCCGACCACAAAGACAACAAGATGGAAGACTTGCGTAAAGCGCAATGGTATCTGACACGTGAAATCAATTCACTCAAGTAACACCTAACATTTGTTAGGTATTAGGGAAACCACTAGCCACCTTTGGGTGGCTTTTTTACGTCTGTACTATTGACATTGTCAAATGCTGTGCTATCATACGCGTTCGAAAACATTTTGGAGTATCAGATGGAACATTGCTCACAGTGTAAGCAGAAGATTAGAAAGATGAACCCACATCACATGTGCAAGAATAAGGTTGCCATGCTTGAGTTTCTCGGGAGAGCAAACGATTGGGTTTTTGTAGAAGCCGGAAGAGGGGCAGTTGTCAACGGACAAACTAGCCGAGCCCCTTACAGAGCGCAAGCTCATTGCAGTGTATTGGTATGGTTTGGGTTAGCCGAGCATGGTGAGCGCAGATCAGGCATGTACCGCATTACAGAAGATGGCGTTAAGTTCCTTAAAGGCGAACACACAGTACCTAAGATTATATGGAGTAGAGAAGGCGCTATTGTCGATCGTGATACCACAATGGTAGCAATCGGTAGCGTTAAGAACGTGATACTCGACAAAGAGTATTGGGACAACTACCCCTCATATCAAAGGCACTATGTCGCAAACCCCTGAAGCCAAGGTCAAGGCAAAGATCAAGGCTATCTTAAAAGCCCACAACATCTACTACACCATGCCGATTGGCACTGGCTACGGCAATAGCGGTGTGCCTGACTTCTTGTGTTGCGTCAACGGCAAGTTCGTAGCGATTGAAGCCAAGGCTGGCAAGGGCGTAGCGACCGCGCTACAACTAAAGAATATGCAAGCGATCAATGCGGCTGGCGGTTACACGTGCATCATCAACGAGACCAATCTCGAAAACCTAACAAATGTTATATCGGAGTGCATGCAGTGAACATCCTAACGATCGACTTCGAGACATATTATTCCCGTGAGTTCTCCCTAACAAAAGTTACCACTGAGGAATACGTTCGTAGCCCACAGTTTGAGACTATCGGCGTAGCGGTACAGATCAACGATGGCGAGCCCGAGTGGTTCAGTGGCGATGGTGAATCGTTGCACCAGTTCCTTGCTCAGTACGATTGGGGTAATTCCTTGGCGTTAGCCCACAACGCCCCGTTCGATGGTGCAATTTTGAAGTGGGTCTTCGGAATTAGCCCCAAGGGTTGGCTTGATACTTTGTCGATGGGTAGAGCCTTGCATGGTACGCAAGTAGGCGGTAGCTTGAAGGTGCTGTCAAACTTCTACGGGCTTGGCGAGAAAGGCACAGAGGTAGAAAACGCACTAGGTCTAAGGCGTCAGGACTTCAGCCCTGAACAGTTAGCTCGGTATGGTGAGTACTGTAAGAACGACGTTACGCTTACGTGGGAATTGTTTAACGCAATGTCTGCTGGCTTCCCCGCAGTTGAGCTACGCCTGATTGATTTGACTGTGCGCATGTTCACCGAGCCCGTGTTG